CAAGCCATTACAGTAACATATAATCAAGAGTAACAGATAGCATGGCTTATTGCTTGTAAAATAGATAGACATAGAATGTAAAGGGACATAAATATCCCTTTACATTTAATAATCATGGAACAAAACATTTGTTAGACACAATTACACGGGCTCTGGCGGGTTATTCAATAACAGGTGCTACCCCTCGTTATATTGATTTTCAACATACTCTCGATGGAACTCAATATCAGTCGGTGTTAAAAAATCTGGTTCCATTTACAGGTATTGTTTATGGAGAAGCTGCCGATGCTGAAGAAAATGAAGGAAGAGTTCTTCTAAATGCAACTTTAACATATGAAGATAAACAGTATATTACCACATTGTATAGCCCTAGACTTGTTATACTTGATGATGAGAAACGAGTCCTTGCGGAAATCACAGAAGGTGACTTCCAAACATTGTGGAATTCAATTACAGATGCAACTGATGCACTAATTGAATGGAAAATGATATTCACAACAGTTTAAGGAGATTATTATGTCATATATTAACAAAGATGCAATTAGTGTATTCCCACTTGCAAAAAATAGGCCGTCTGATAGAAGTGCACGCTTATTCTATGAAAATAATGTTGCAAATATTATTAGGCAGTTGGTAGATACTGAAGGTTTTATTATCCTACCCGAAGCAGGAACAGATGCAACACAGGACTTATTTATATTAAACAATGATTCTTCAAAGACTGTTCTTGATGGCGCTGAGGATTTACTTAAGATAACATTTAGTATAAATGCACCTCTTGTATTTAATCTTTATGGTTATTATTTTAATATCTGGAACGAGTCAACTGGTTCTGTTGATATTTTCAATCAGCAGAAGTTAAGTCAAGATGAAGTTAATAATGGATTTGAAGTTTGGGCTTATATTGATATTGACTCAGTTGCAAAAGAAATTCTTGGTCAAGATGTTAATAATTTCTATGAAGGGCTTGTGTTCTGTACCGGAGCAACTGCACTTGACACAGAAGGTAGACATAAGTTAAAGATTGCAGATTGTTGGATTGATTCTGATGGAAATTTGAAATCAACGATTGCAAATAACAGTTATATGAAATTAAATTCAAAAAGTCTGGATGTTACCATCAGCAGAATTGATGGTAAGCACTAAGAGACAATTGTATATATTATTATAAATCTAAGAATGTATAGAGGTTAATATGAGTAGAAAATTAAATGTTATCACTTGTCCTAAATGTGGCAGAGAATACATGCCCGCGGAAATTTTCATACCAAAAAATCTTTTAGGAGCTCCTTCAGTTATTAAAAGAAATGCTGATGGAAAAATTGAAGATTTTATTGGAACAGATATGGACCTAAATGAAAGATATTGTTGTGATTCATGTAACACAGTATTTGGAGTTGTTGCTGATATTTCTTTCAGAAGTAATGTTGATGCAAGATTCGATATCATGAATGATTATTCTTCAGAAATGGGTCCAAAATTTACACTGGTTGAGTACTAATGATAAAAATAAAAGAATTGACACCAAAGAAGATACCTGGACTATCTTCTTTGTTTGTTACTTTTGACTACTGTAAGGAAATTGTTGCAGTTATTAAAACTTGTACTCCTGCATATTTTGATAAGAAAACTTCGGTGTGGGAGATACCTACAACAAGGCTTGCAAAGTTCATAAATGGTGTTAATCAATTTGATGATATTGAGTTTTATCCTCAGCACAAGAAACGACTAGAAGATAAAGTATTTAAACTAAGTAATTATAAAACAACACCCTATGATTATCAGTATGAGGGCATACAATATGGTTTAAATCATGATAAGTGGTTACTTCTTGATGCACCCGGCCTTGGAAAAACCCTACAGTTAATCTATCTTGCTCAAGAGTTAAAAAAACGTGATAACATTGAACATTGTTTGATACTATGTGGTATAAACACATTAAAAACAAACTGGAAAAAGGAAATACAAAAACATTCAAACTTATCCTGCACGATACTTGGAGAAAGAGTAAACAAGAAAGGTAAAGTTGTTTATGAAGGCGTATCTCAGCGGTTAGCTCAATTAAAACATAAGATAAAAGAGTTTTTTGTTATTACTAATATAGAAACCTTACGAGATGATGAAATCGTTGCAGCGCTAAAGCAAGGCAAGAATAAATTTGATATGATTGTGGTGGATGAGATACACACTTGTAAGTCGCATCAATCTCAACAAGGAAAAAATTTACTGAAGTTAAACAACGCAAAATACAAAGTTGGTTTAACAGGAACATTGCTCTTGAATAATCCACTTGATGCATACATTCCTCTAAAGTGGACTGAAAATGAACGAGCTCCATATACTAATTTCAGATATCAGTATTGTCAGTATGGTGGTCCTTTTGGTAATGATTTTATCGGGTATAAAAACATTGATGTTTTAAAAGAGCAGATAAATACTTGCTCACTGCGCAGAACGAAAGATTTGCTTGATTTGCCACCAAAAACAATCATTGATGAATATCTTGATATGTCCGATAGACAAGCACAATTTTATCAAAATATTGTTGATGGTGTTCTTGATGAAGTGGATAAAGTTCATATTTCAACAGCAAATCTACTCGCAATGGTGGGACGATTAAGACAGGCAACTGCTTGTCCATCAATATTAACAACAGAAAATATTCCGTCTGCAAAGATGGATAGATGCTGTGAATTGATTGAAGAGATAACTGGAAATGGAAACAAAGTTGTTGTTTTTTCTACATTTAAGCAAACATTGAATGAGCTAGAACAAAGGTTACAGCAATATAATCCTTTGCTTTGTCATGGCGATGTCCCCGATGATGTAATATCTAAAAACATTGATACTTTTCAATCATCAGATTTTAACAAAGTTATGCTTTGTACACATCAAAAGATGGGAACCGGTGTAACATTAACAGCCGCAAGTTATGCTATATTCATTGATTCACCTTGGACCGATGGACAAGCAGAACAAGCGGAGGATAGAATACATCGTATTGGTAGTAAAGACCCAGTGTTTATCTACTATCTATGGTGCAACGATACCTTTGATTTAAGAACACAAGAGATAGTCAGAGATAAAGCGTTACTGGGTGATTGGATAATTGACAACAAGTGTTCGCCGGGAATGTCTGAACGGTTACATCAGATGATATTAGATTTAAAATAAGCCGCAAATGCGACTTATTTTTTTTTGTTTTTCTATTGATTTAGTTGTATTTTTATATTATATTATTTATAATATAATTGATAATAATATTACTGTTAATATGTTATTATTAAGTTTTACATATAAGGATTTTTAATTTAGGTGATTAGTTGATAAAAGAGTATAGAGAGGTGTTTCAACAATCTGCAAGTGTTATACCCGATTATAAAAAAATATCTCAAATTGAGTTAGCAGAAAAATATCTTGAAAAAGGGCCCAATTCTGATGCTTATTTGTCGGCATTGATTCTAAGATACTGGAATATTATCGAAAAGATGCTATATAAAGATTATGGGTTGTACGATGAAAAAGAAGCATATGATTGGTTTATGGATTCTTTGTTATATGCAATAACATATAAACCGTGGCAGGACCCAAAAAGTGGAGTCTATCAAGACCCTAAAGCAATTGAAAAAGTTCTGAACACATGTATCAAATGTAGTAGAGCAAACTGGTTTCAAGCGTCCAATAGACATAAAAGAAAAATAAATCATAATACAAGTAGTTTAGAAGCATTGTCTGAAGAGTTTAAAGATTCCTATCTACCTCGAGAATTAACAGTTGATTTAAATCAAGACGGATATACATATTTGATTGAAGAAGCATTCAATAAACAACAATATCTATTTGCATTGATTGTGGACGTAATTGTTCACGATATTTCGTTAGACAAAGTTACTGATACAAAGAGTTTGATATTAGTAATCAAGAGGTCAATTAGAACATTGCCTGTTGATTATTATAAGATTTTTGCAAAAAATTATGGATTCGACCCACAGCAAGTTGAAAAATCATTTTCGTTCATTTACAATATGAGTGACCAAAAATTAAAACAGTCAATTGAGAATTACATATACAAGTTAAGAAATATTCTGAAAAGAGAGGATTAGTTATTTGTTAGTTGACCTTCTCAGTATGGATAATTATGTTAACTTTAATATAAAACTTGCTGAAATTCTTGGGCTGCACCCTGCAATCTATATTAGTGAATTGCTTAACATAAATGAAAAAGCTGTTCGTAAAGATAAGGTAGCCGATAATTGTTTTAAAGTAGTTAGAAGTTATATCACAAAGAGAACAACATTATCCATCGAAGAACAAAAAGAAATTGATGCTTTACTTGTTAGTATTGGTGTACTAAAAGTAAACCCAGAAAGTAGCGATGCATTGACATTGGACCTGACAATATTAACATCACTTGTATCTGCGGAACCGACAGATATTGAAAAACTTAAAAAGATTGTAAATACAACTAAGCCAAAGAAGAGAACAAAGGCTCAAGTAATAATTGAACAACTAAAAACACTTGTTGTAGTTGAGAATGAAGAGTTGCGTCAAGCATATTATGATTGGATTGATGCTGTTAACGCAAAACAAGGATGGATGTCAGCAAAGTCTGTTACGGTAGGGCAAAAAACTATTGATGCATATTGCAATCATAATCTCGATTTAGCTTTGCAACTTCTTGAGATAGCATCAATGGGTGGATATAGAGATATACAGTGGGCCATAAATACATACGAAAAAGATTA